ATCAACGCCGTCGCTGAATCTCTTGCGAGAGTCAGCGTCGTCGGTTCTGTCTCTGTTTACAAGACAGGCGACGACGACATCAAGCTTACCGTCTCCCATGCAAATGGGAAGCGGAAGGCCACGCTCGTGCGTTTTGATTTCCAGAAGACCGCAGCTGATCCTTTGATCAGTGACCGAAATATCATCTACGGCGAGTCCGTTTCGTTTATTGTCAATCGCCCCCTCACGGGGTTTACGATTGCAGAAACGAAGCTTAACGTCGAAGGTGCTCTCAGCCTTTTGACGGCTGCTTCTGGTGCCGACCTCACCAAGATTCTTGGCGGGGAGAGTTAGCCATCCGATGGTTCGACCGACACTATGCACTTATAGCCGGGTACATAAAGATCTTATGGCCCGTTCTATTTGTTTTCGTAGTGTTTCTTGTCGTCGGAGTGCTTCTTGCAGAGCTAGCGCCGCTTAGTGTTTATATTCTAAACACCTTGCAAGCGTGAACTCTACACCGGTAATCGGTTCCCGGAAAAAACAATCCGGGTTTCCCTATGGCAAGCCATAGCTAAAGACGTGTCCTTGCACACCACCTAATTAAAGGATTGGAACATGGAACGACTGATTGTGCTCTGGAAGGTACTCCTGTTAGAATTGCAGGAGATGTGCCTCATGTATGTCACCAGCGACGACCTTAACATGGCCGTCGCGCGTTCTGAGTCTGAAGGTGATTCTTTCTTTACGATCACCCTTCCTACCTTCTGTAAGGACTTCGAAAGAAGTCTGGAAGAAGGCGGGATCAGCCTTGACCTGTTTGTTGGTTTCCGCAAGCAGGCCTGTCTCCCTATATTTTTACAGGGTTTCATGGCTCAGATTTTTGAGCGTGGTACTGGTCGATTGCTGGCCCAGCCCGACATCGATTGCATCTTCGCGATTAGGCAGCTTACTGCTGCCTTCGGGAAGATTGAGGGTCCTCGCACAAAAGCGCAGGATTCCTTTCGCGATTAGGGCATATGTCCAGTGTGAGAAGGAGGTTCGAGATGCAGATGAGAATCTCGCTTTGGAAGATCGAAATGATCTTCTTAGAGTGTCTGCTCTTTTGTTCCGTGATGTCTTCACTCTTGTGGAAAGAGATATCCACAATTGTAATATCACGGGCAAACACGGTCCTGGCCAAACTGCCGATAGAAGACTGGGAAACCAGAAATTCTATTTGGATGAATGGTCGGCGAGGCTTGAAGCCGTATTCCCTTATGGGAGTGAGGCTGTGCCTAGTCCTAGGTTTGTCAATCCTATCGTTGATACTGACGGTTTGGACGCAAATCTTTATGATCGTGTGAACATACTCGAACTTGGAGAAGAGCGGCCTGTCAAGGTCACTCTTGTTCCTAAAACGCCCGGGAAGCCCAGAATTATTTCTATAGAACCGACTTGCACGATGTTCATGCAACAAGGGCTTGGAGAGAAGTTCTGCGAATATCTTGAGACGGATAAAACTGTCTCAGGAATGATTGGATTTACGAGTCAGCTCCCTAACCAGGAGTTTGCTCGTGAGGGGTCCCATCTTGGAATCCTCGCAACCTTAGATCTTAAGGAAGCATCCGATCGCGTCTCGAATCGGCATGTAGAGACCATGCTGCAGCGTTTCCCTACCCTGAAAGGGGCAGTGGATGCGGTGCGGTCTCGAAGGGCCGTTTTGCCTGACGGGTCTATTATAGATCTCGTTAAGTTTGCGTCTATGGGTTCAGCTCTTACCTTTCCGGTAGAGGCGATGGTCTTTTTGACCCTCGTTTTTGTTGGGATGGAGCGAGAGCTCAATCGCCAGTTTACTCGTAAGGATATTAAGTCCTTTGCGAGCCAGGTGCGGGTGTACGGGGATGATATCATTGTTCCCGTCACCTTTGTGAGTTCAGTGATCAGCGTGCTCGAATGTTTTGGTTTTCGGGTGAACGCTGGCAAATCTTTTTGGAACGGCAAGTTCCGTGAGAGTTGCGGTAAGGAGTATTTCGATGGCGTGGATGTTTCAATCACGCGTTTTCGTCGAGAAATCCCTGCATCACTGACTGATCGTTCTGTAAATGGAGGCTCTAATTGGGCTTCCAAGATCATATCGACCGTGTCGCTGAGGAACCAGTTATATTCTGCTGGTCTCTGGCAATCGGCGATGTGTCTAGATGGGTATCTTGCTCCTTTGTTGAAGCATTATTACCCAGTGTTAAATCTAGATTGTTCTTCGGTTGCCTTCACAGGCAAACCTGGGAACGGGTCTCCGCTATTGGGTCGCCAGTCTTTCTTCGGCTACGAAGCCGAATGGGCTGATGACGATCTCCAGATTCCTTTGGTTAAGGGCTGGACTGTACGTGCCAAAAATCCCATGAATGGGATAGATGGTCCGTTCGCTTTAGTGAAGTGGTTCGTTAAACGCGGTGATATGCCATTCGCCGACGTGGATCACTTAGAACGCTCAGGGCGCCCCAAGTCCGTCAGCATCAAGCTTGGGTGGAAACCTCCCTATTGACGGGAGAGTTTTGTATAAGGCTCAGCAACAGTAGCTTTCATTGCTGACCGACGTGGCGGTTGCGACTTAATTTGTGTTAATTCACTGTCGTGACGTTGCGCGGTACCGCTGTAGCCGAAGTGTGGGGAT